CGTTCGGCGCGTCATGACGCCGTTCAACGGCACCGTCACCGATATCGACAAGCTCATTCCGTCGGAAGAGATCGACCTGATCCCCGAGCAGGTGGAGGCCATTCTTGATTGGGTGGTGCAACATGTCCTGCATTTTTTCGCTCAGCGGGCGGGGAACATCGCGTCGGCCGGAAAGATGTTTCAGACAGCCCTGCCCAGCCTCTTCACAAATGGTTCGCAGCCCTCAGCTGGGATGACGCCGTCTGCTGGGCCTTCGGAGTCACCGAAGACGGACTGAACGATCTCTACTGGCGCTATGCACATCGCGAGCTGCAGCAGAAGATCCAGCTGAAATATGGCTTCGCTCACGCGGAGCAGCTCTGCACCTACAACTCGCTGGCACAGGTGGTTAGCGCGGCACTCGGCGGCGGCAAGAAGGGGCCTGGGACAGTTCATGACCCCGGCGTCAAGAACGTCACCGCCGGCGCCCGCACCGTGGAAGATGCGGTGCTGGCGATGAACCGGAAGCTCGCGTTCGGTTAGTAATTCCGGCTGCGGCGGTTCTGGAGACGGCCAGTTTCGAGCCTCTTCGCCACCGCGGCCGGAACCGACCGAGTGAGGAAGAAGGTCAAGAACGGCTCCAGCGTGGGCCTATATTGCCTGCCACTGCTCTCTGCGGAGAGCCTCCCCAGCCGATAAGCAATGTCGTCCCCCATCCCGGTCTGGACCATCAGCATCAGCGGGTCATTGGTCCGAGAGGTGGGAATGATCGTCTCAGGACGATCGGTGGCCAGCCCCGGCAGCATCTCCGGAGTGATGTTGGTGAGAGCGCTCACGCTCAGGGTGCCTACCTCAATCTTGAGACGCACTGGGTTCTGACCTTCGCGAGCCGGGCCGTGCGTCCCCCCGAAGACATTGATGACCGGATTGGACTTCTTCGAGCGACGGAAGTTGACGAGGATCGGGCCGAAAGCCGAGATCCAGTTGTCGGTCGTCATCGCCGATGACAGCCTACCGGTGTGATCCCACCAGCGATTGTTGCCCTTATACTGCAGGTAGAGCGGGCTGCGCGCAGCCCACGACGGCACCGCGGTTGAGATCGCCATGCTGGCGTATCCGGGGTCCGAAAGGATGTCGAGCTTGCCTGCCGGCTTGCCTGTCTTGGCACCGATGATGTGGCGCCGGAACAGGGCCACAAGGTGGGTCAGCTCGCGCCGAATGTCGCGCTGCACCTGCGTCTCGATGGTTCGAGCCATGGTGCGGAAATTGTCCTCGGCGTAGCTGAAAGCGAAGTCGCGAACCAGCAGCCCCGCGAAGCCCTGACCGAACCTTTGCCGCCCGGCGGCGGTTGTCACATCGATACCCAGCGGGTCTTGATGGCCGATCACGAATCGGATACGGAGGACGCTCTTCGCCATAGGGTCAGCTCATGAAGCCCAACATCATCACCCCTGTCTACAAGTCGATCGTGCGATGGACAACCGATTTGATCGAAGAGCTGAACGGTACTGGGCTATACTCCCAGCTGCAATATCACGACTGGGAGAACCGGTCGGACGAGAACAAGCTCCCGGTCGCCTCCCTGTTCGGCTTGGACGGCTTCGCTTTCGACGAGAACCAAGGGCTGTGGGTGATCCGATGCGGCCTGGCTCTTTCCAGCCACCGTGACGAGAACCTCCATAACGAGTCCGAGCTGATCGGCGAGATCCACCGTCGCACCGGCATGGGGTCGAAGATCCCTCTGCGCGAGATGATCGCCGGCGAGCAGGTGAGCGAGCTGAAAGTGGTGGACTGGCAGCTGATGCCGATGGCCCAATCGCTGCTGCGTAACTATCGGACCATCGGTCTCGAAATTCACCGCACCGGCAATTAACGGGCGCCCTCGGCGCCGGTGAGCGGATCCACCGACGGCGTCGCGAGAACCAGCAGCGGCCCGAAATCTTCGGTGGTGTCGAAGCCCGGAATGACCGCGCCCAGCCCAGTGTGGACCATCCCTTCCAGATGAAGGCCGATCGCTTCCCAATCGATCTTCTGACGCTGGTATTGGTTCGTGCCGCTGCTCTCCTTGGTCGCCACGCGGAGCTGCATGGTGGGAAGCACGGCGAGCGCGGCGATCGCCTCGATCGCGTTGGTGACGGCAATCTGCGTGGCCGGGTCCGAGACCGCGAGCAGCCGATCCTGCGTGACCTGCTCCTCGAACGAGAGGTAGGCCGCGACCAGTCCGATGTCCGCATCCGGCAGATCGGTACGCTCGACGCCGAGCTTGGATCGCACGCCGTTCGGGGATACCCCAAAGGGCAGCCGTGCCTCGACGGTATAGCGCTCCTCGCCATTGATGACGACGCCGGCGACCGTGTAGCTCCACGAGACGTCACGATAGGAATGGAGTTCGCCGACCAGCAGGGTGTTGCTGGCGGCAGGAACCGTCACGACAGTCGAGACGGCGTCGGCCGGAATGACAAGAGCGCCGCTATCCAGCAGCGCTCCGTCAGGGCCTCGAACCTCCCAGTCCACGTCTCCGTCCGGGTGACCCGAGGAGAAGAGGACTGGGAAGCTGGCCGCGGTGGCGGCCCGAACGATCACTTACAGCTCTTCGAGCTGACCCGCGGCAAGCCGATCGTCGATGAAGGCGGTGCGGATGACCTCCGCGCCGGCATCACCCGGCTCGATCGTGTCGAGGGAATAGGGATCCTGGAGCATGAACTGGCCGGTCGTGCGGACACGGATCTTCTCGGCGACCGACGGGTCGGTACCGGCCGGCGCCGCTTCCGCGGGCTGGCCCGCACCGGCGTCGGTGTTGTCCTCGGCGCGGATCGCCCCGCCGCTGTGGGCCTCGTCGGACGCGACGGCCTTGCCGAGATCGCTCTCGGGGTCGAGATTCTCGCGGGAACCGGCCGACGCAGCGGGGCTGCCGCCGCCGGCGTTGGTGCCCTCGTTCACCTGATCGCCGCCAAGGGCCGAGGTGCGCGCGGTGCCGTCGCTATGCTCGCTGGCGTTCGCATTCTGAGTGGTGTTGTCACGCTTTGCCATGCTGGCCTCCGTAAAACTGGCTCTCGGCGGAAACGAATGGGGGACCGGATGGTCCCCCACCGAATTACGCGTTGAGGTTGAGGATCGAGCGGGTGTCGCCGAAGATCAGACGGTAGCCGCGGTTCGTGGTCTTCACGTAGCGGACCTTCTGGTTCTCGATCGCACGAACCGACTCCTCGATGTCGGAGCCGTTCTCGACCAGCTCCTCGACGGTCTCGCCCTTGATGAAGCCGACCAGCTTGGCAGCCGGCGCCGTCGAGGAGAGAGCGAAGCGGAGGTTCAGGTCGAACCGCGGGTTGTCGATCGCCACCTGGACGCCGGCACGCTGGAGAAGCTCCATCTGCGTCATTCCGGCATTCACGCCCGGCACCGCCATCATCCGGACCCACTCCAGATACATGTCGTAGTTGCCGAGGATGGTGTCGATCGGGGTGCCCGCCCGCGCGCGGCTGATGAGCCACGACAGGAAGACCTCCCAGTTGATGCGGCCGGCGGCCGGAACCGGACGGCCATCGGCCGGCAGGGTCGCGGCGAGATCGGTCGCATTGACCACCGGGGCGGCGCCGTTGACGCCGTCGCCGTTGATCAGGAGGCTGGTCGCGATCGCAGTCTGGCCGATCTGGACCTCACGCTCCATACGCGAGGCGTACGGGGTGATCAGGTCGAGGCTGGCCCGGCGCTCGAATTCGTAGGTGAACTCGATGCCACCACCGAACTTGAAGAACTTGACGCTCTTCTCGCTGGTGCGGAGCGACCGGATCGGGATCCGGGCGCCCTCGGCGATCACGCCGGTCTGCTGATAATCCTCGGGCTTGTCGTCGACCACCGAGGTGATCATCTCGACGCCGTTGATCGTCCGCGACTGGGCGACGATGTTGCCGACATTCTCGATCTGGTCCTGCCGGTACTTCCACTGCAGGATGTTGTCCACAACCTGCGGGAAGAGGGCGCGGGTGCCCGGGAACGTCTGGAACGTCTCCGCGGCCGCCTGCAGCACGATGCCCTGCGCGAAGTCCTCGCGGATCGGCAGGTTGAGGTAGGCGAGAGCCACCTCGTAACCATCGAGCTTGGCGTCCTTCACCTTGTCGGCGAACGCACCCTTGTTGGGGTCGATCGCCAGACGGAGATAGTCCGGCAGCGTGACGCGCGCTTCCTTGGCCGCGTTGATCAGGTTCTGACCGGCGCGGATGGATGCCGTCTGGTTCTTGTCCTCCGGCATCAGTCCCGCCAGCAGCTCCTCAACGGGCTTGCGGTTGCGAGCAATGGTCAACAGGTCCGTCATGGTCTGGATACTCCCTTAGATGCGCTCGACCACGACGTAGGTCGCGCCGGTTTCGATGACGATGGTGCGGTTGCCGGTCGTCTCGGCACCCGCGGCGGCCTTGCGGACGAGGCCATTGCCGGCGCCGACCACTGCGTCGCCCACGACGATGCCGTGGCCCGACGCGGCCGGCAGCTTCTCCTTGAAGAGCCGTTCGACGGCGCCGGTCTTGATCGACAGGCTGTCGCGGTCCTCATAGGTGCTGAGGCGGCCGAAGATCTGCTCGCCGTCGGCGGCCAACTTCACGCGGTTCGCGGCAGTGGTGTCGATCGACACCGCCTTGCCAACGTCGGCCGCGGCGACGCCCGAAGCGAGCAGGTAGGTGAAAATCGTGACGTCGATCGGGAAACCGTACGACACGACATTGGCGGGGGTGTAAACCATCTCTCAGTCCCTTCTCCGGCTGTGGGTGTTTAGTTCGGCAGCTTGAACGACGCCGCGGCGACGGGGCTGTTGCTGGCCTCGGTGCCCGGCGCGCCGCTGCCCTTCGACACGCCACCCGGAGCCGGGAGGATGGCAGTCAGAGCCGCGTTGACCTCGGTAATCTTCGCCTTCAGCTCGGCCGGCTTGCTCGGGAGAGCGTCGCCTTCGAGCTTCTGCCCGCCGGTGGCGACGAGCAGGTTGTTGAGCTGCTCCTGCAGGATCGCGACGGCTTCGTCGCGCTCGGTCAGAACGGTCGCCTCCGGACGCGCCGACAGCTCGGCGACTTGGGCTTCGGCGGCGGTCAGCTTGCCCTGCAGCTCGTCGGCGCGGGTCTTCTCCGCGTCGCGCTCGCTGGTCACGGCGGTCAGCTGAGTCGTCAGCTGGCCCTTCTCGTGGGTCAGCACGGCGACCGAGGAGGTCGCAGCGGTCAGATCGGCGACAAGCTTGGCGGTGTCCATGGCGTCTTCTTCCTTTATGGACGCGCGCACAACGAGCGCGTCGGGTTCAAATCCTTTGGCTGCGAGACGCAGCACGGTATCGGGAGCGAGCTTTGACTCACTCTTGCCGACAATTTTAGGCGTATTTGCTGCACCACGGGCAACCAGGCTGATTTCCACGAACTGATCGAGGCCGATCAGGTTGGCGTGGACCCCGTTCTCGCCGATCGTGTGATCATTGGCGCAGGTACGGGTGCCGAGATGCTCGGGCGAGCCGTCCATGTAATCCCATCCACAGGCCGAGCAAAGGAACTGGCGCGGCAGGAACTGGACGGACACCTCATCATAGATGCCGGAGTCGAGCTTGGCGACGTCGGGATCATCGTCAAGCAGATAGAAAAGCGTGCGAAGCTCCAGCTCGCCGGCGTCGCCGTAATTCAGACCGGCATGGAAGACGCGACCGTTCGGCGCGCCGTACATGATGTGGTCCTGCATCAGGGGCAGGTGACCCTGCGGGCCGTTGATATGCTCGACCATCTCCGAGAGGGTCAGCGGGGACGCGACCGCGTTCTCGAAGAGGCCGCCCTTCTTGCCAGG